GTCTTTTCTGTTTCGTGGCATCGCATAAAACTATTGAACTCTAGCATATATTAGGATTCTTGACGCTTGTTCAGTATCGGCGAGCAATAACGTTCTTTTCGCTGTTCAGCTTCATATCCAAGTTGTTTATTCGTTTCGTTCAGTCTCATCGCCTCTGAGTGATGCTAGCAGTTAACATTTTTCAAGTTTTGGAGTGTAGAGTCTTGCATAGGAGAAAAAAAGGTGTTAGTTTACAGAAGATTCGAATTCGAGCTTTGATTTTCAACAGCAGCTTTCATGATCAGCAGCGGTGCGAAACGGTATGTCGAATGTCACGCGTGGATATTCTTGCGTTGCTGACTGGGCCTGTTGAAGTCGGCGATGTGCCTGATGTGGAGAAGGGTGAGGTTCTAACCGATAGTCGTGGCCAGGGAAGTTTTCAACGTTAGAGGGGGAGGGGTAGGCGCATTTTGCGGGGTCGTTTGACTGTTAAAATGAGGGTATCCCGTCGGGTCGCCAAAATACGGAGGACTGTCGATGTTGACACGCAGCAGCTGCGTAAGAAGACTGTGAGGATGCTTGAGGACATTTTCAAGATTGCCGCTGATTATGCACGTGGCAAAGTTGGTCGTGTGACTGATGAGGATGGGAATGTGAGGGAGCTCACTATTCCTGAGAGGCAGTTCTGGGCTCGCATTGCTGCGTACACTGCACAGATTATCAACACTATTGCCAGGGGGATTGATGAGCGCCAAATAGACCAGGACCTAGACAAGCTGGAGGTTATGCTTCATAAAGGGACGCCAAAAAACGAGGCTGAACAACCTGGAGAAGAAGCTTCAGGAAAGCTCAGCAGCTGAGCCTGCTGCTGTAAGCGTTAACTTGCCTCAGGATCCAGTGGAGTTTGTCAGGCTGCTTTTTCGTTTCATCTGTACAGTTTATCAAGCTGCGCTGCTTGAGGACAAGAGTAAGCGTATCGTCGTGCGTTGGAGTCGACAAGCAGGTAAAACAACTTGTATAGCGCTGCGGGCTATCTGGTTTGCCCTTACTCATCCGAAGACGTTGACGTTGATTGTGGCGCCGACATTACGGCAGTCCATGATCATGTCAGATCGGATTCAGGACTTTTTAATGAGTCTGCCGAAAGAAGATCTGGACACACACATAGACCGGCAGACGCTTATTGATAAACTTCAGCGCACTACTATGCGATTCAAGAATGGCAGTCGGATTGTGGCGTTGCCTAACAGTCCACAGCTGCTCAGAGGATACACGGCGAACCAGGTGATCGCGGATGAGGCTGGGTTTTTCCGTGAAGATGACCTAGTCTTTTACAATGTGCTGTATCCGATGCTAAGCACGACTGATGGGACGTTAATCGCCTCGAGCACTCCCTGGAGCAAGGACAGCGTCTTCTACAGGATGTGTCAGAACCCGAAGTTCAGCAAACATATTACCACGTATGAAGGCGTCGTGAAGGCGGGCCTGATCAAGCAGAGTTTTATTGACGAGATGCAGGCTCAGCTTCCGCATGAGCGTTTTCAGCGGGAGTTCATGGCGGAGTTTGTTGAGGATGTCGACGCGTGGCTGACGCAAGACCTGATCGTGCAGTGTATTGACAGCCAACTATTGCCCTATGATTTTATGGATGTGTCGAAGGGCGAATTTTATGTTGGCGTTGACTTTGGAAAGGAACAAGACTTCAGCGTAGTGCTTGTTGCCGAGAAGGTTGGCAATGTGCTGCGCGTCGTTCATGTTCATCGGTTCCCACTCAAAACCGAATATGCTTCGGTTATTGGCTATACGAAAAGCTTGCAGGATCGCTGGCAGACTGTGAGAGCTATCTACGCAGACATTACCGGCGTTGGAAACTATATTGTTGAAGATATGGTGCGCAGTGGGATCCAGGGCGTTATGGGCGTAACTTTCACGGTTCAGTCGAAAGAAGAGATGGCTACGATCCTGCGTGAGAAAATGCGCATGGGAGAAGTGCAGATTCCCTATATTCCCGCTAACAAACTTCAAGACGTCGATTTGACTGCAGAATTGAACATTGAAAAGTATGAATTAATGAAGACGGGGCATCTCAGGTTCAGTCATCCTGAGGGCGGCCATGACGACGTGTTCTGGAGCACTGCTCTAGCAGTGTATGCAGCTGTGCAGTCGCCGTTGCCTGGTAAGGGCGCGGTTATGCTTCCACATTAGAAGGAATGAACTGTGACTTTTGAACAGAGGTATCACATTCACCGAAAAAAGAAGAAAGGAGCGAAACAGGAGAGGTAAAAAAGAATGGAAGAGGAAATCTTCAAAGCTTCAGCTAAAGACAGGCTTGTGAAAGTTGTCGGCATAAAGCTTGGTTGCAACTTGGAAGACCTGCGTATCTACGTTAACGGCGTGGACATCACAAAGAACTTTGTCTTGGAAGAAGTCCGCATAGTTACTGAGAGTAAGCCTGCAGAAGTTGGGGTTATCATAACGGAACCTGAGAAGAAGGCTGCAACATGAAGGTAAACATGAAGAGGATTAGCCTGTTTTTCCGCAGACTTCTACATCGCTCTATCGAAAAAGCTGAAGCAGCCCATGAGAGAGAGAAGGCGAAAGAGGAATGGACATACAAACGAGATAAGGAAACTGGAGTTAAAATCCTTGAATCTGAAAAAGATCCTGAGGCATTAGATAAAATTAAGGCGATTGCTGATGAGCTCTTCCCACCTAGACCTCGACGAACCATAGTTGTGAAGGCTGGAAGGCAAGCTACTAGGCAAGATGTGAGCAAGTTCATGAAACATGGCAAGCAAGCTCCTTGGTATCGCAAAAGTGTGAAAGCGAAAATTAAGCCAGAGGATAACTAAATGCCGTGGACAAGCGAGAAAGAGAAGCAGGGCCTAATAGCGCAGCGGGAAGTGCCGCCTGAGGTTAGTAAGCGCCAGATCCTAGAGGAAATCCCTGTCAGCTGGTCTAAAGACGTTAACCTCTGGGGCTACGTTAACAAGTATATTTTGAAGGGCTCGGGTATCGGCTTCGTCACTCCACCGTACATGGCGTATTTCGAAAGAATTTGGGGTGCAACTCCTGTTGAGGATCTCGGAAAATATAAGGATTTGTACACTTTTACGCCGTTTATCAAGGCGAGTATCGATGTCACGGTTAATTTGATTGTCAGCAACGGGTTCGAGCTTCAGGGCGGAGATGACGCCGTTCGTGAATGGCTTGAGAACTGGCTTGATGAGCATAACATCCTGCAAACTTTACGGATTTCAAGTGCGGATGAACTTATTTTTGGTAACGCTTACCTGGAAATCTGCAGGGAAGAGGGCATGCCCCCCGAACAGTGGAACCTTAAGCCGCTAGACCCGGTGCACATGAGGGTCCGTAGAAATGAGTACGGATCTGTGTTTGGCTATCTGCAATTGCTAACCTTCCCCCCTGTAGTGTTTGAAGCTAGAGACATTGTCCACTTCCGTTTTGGCGCCAAAAGTTGGTGGTATGAATTTTCCTACGGGACAAGCTTGTTGAGACCTTTGCTTCTTGTCCAGGCGTTGATCGATGATTTCCAAACGGAAATGGCAACCCTGATGAAAATTTATACGAAACCAATGCTCATTGTCCAATGCGGCACGCCCGAACGTCCATTTTCTGACGCGCAGCTGGCAGGAGTCGTGCAGGCTTTCCAAAGCAGAGGCCCAGCAACAGACGTGTTCGTTCGTGGCGACGTGAACGTTCAATCTGTCCAAAGCATGACAAGGCAAATTAACGTTGAGTGGTGGCTAAAATATCTTCATGTGCAACGCATCGCAGTTTTAGGTGTTCCAAAACTTTTCCTGGGTGAAACAGAGGGCATAAACAGAGCAACGGCCGACGTCGTAATGCAGGAATATGTCACGCGGATCAGGATGAACCAGGAAGCAATTGCAGACACGCTTGAAACTGTCCTCTTCAAGCAGCTCATTGAAGCAAAATTCGGCGAAGGCGTTGAAGTTCCCGAGGTTAAATGGCGCCCAGTTTGGGAACCGACGCTGGACCTGAAAGAGAAGTATCTCGGCGACATGGTTGACAAGGGCATAATCACAACGAAAGAAGCAAGAGCACCGCTTGGATTCCCAGAGGACGTACCAACGCAACAGCAGGAAGGCATACTTGAAAACGGAGAGGAAAGTAAAGGCTTACCGGTACAAGGTAAGGCTGAAACAACGGCCATCGTCAAAGCAAGTGGGAAGCGATGGTTAATTGCAGAGGCTAGTTAACGCCTTTGAAGCTTTCCAAGCGTGTGAAAGAAGAGGATGTTTACTACGAGTAAGAAGCATTCTAAGTGGTGGCCGCGGATGCCATGTCACTCTCTCTGCGGTTACACAGACTCGATGCACAGGCCCCACTTAAGCTGTCTATTCTGCCGTGTAAGACGGTTTTTCTACGGTAAGATGGACACGAAACAGTATCATTACAACAGGCTCATGCGCATTGTCATGCCACGAGACCAGTCAACCTACATCCTCTTCATTGATAACAAACGGAAACTTGAAGGAATGAAAAGACCAATTTTGAAGTGGTGGCTCACGATAGCCGAATTTCTTGCGAATTGATGGTGATTTAGATATGCCCGGTTTGGAAGAAAGCGCTACGGTCTGGCGTTACCGAGTGGCGGATCCTGCTAAGTTTGAGAAGTTTCGTGTGAAAGAGCTTGGGAAAGGCGTCAAGATCACTCTCGGTAAAGTTAAGAGGTCAGACCGCTGGGAAATCCAGAACTACATGTTTGAGAAGGAACAATTCAAGACTCACGAGCAGGTCCGTAAATGGCTTGACGGACACCTCAAAGCCAAGATTCACACGCTCTTAGACTTTAAAGCATGGGATGAATGGCGGCGGCGTTTCACGAATGCTTACGTGGAAATTTCAGATGTACGGTGAAGGCTATGGAACTGAAGAAAAAAGAGATTCATAAAAGTTACACCGATTTTAGAGTGAAAGGATTCTGTTTTTGGTATACGCTATATCTCGTGCTTGACGGGTATTGAGAAGTTTCACAGTCACGAAAATGACGAAAAAAGGAGTGAAATAAAAAATGAGTTTTCAAGCAGCAGAATGGACAACCAAAACGATAAACGACCTTAAAGACTCGGCTTTTGCTTTTGTCGTGAAAGGCGACAAAGACAGTGAAGGGAAGACGGTGCCCAGAACAAACCGTAACCTGCCGCATCACAAGCCTAACGGCGACGTTGATGGTCAGCACTTACGCAACGCGATGTCTCGTGTGACGCACACAAACTTAAGCAAAGCCCAGCAGAAAGAAGCTCATGACCATCTTCTCCGACATTATAAGCAGCTAGGCATGGAGCATCCGAAGTGCAGTGTCCCCGGCTGCCGAGGCTATGAACCAAGCAGCAAAAAGAGCATGCTCGAAGACAATCAGACATTCAGAGCCCTTCGATACGCAGCTTATCAGGAGTTAATGAAGAATGCAACTTAGCTACTTTATTCCGTTCAAGGCGCAAGACGGCATCAACGCTGAGATGGCTCTCAGGGAGAAGCTCATCAACATTGAAGGCGAAGCCATGGATACAAGCGTTAACCAAAATAAATGGCAAGTGCCCGCTGAAGACTTGGACTTTTTCGTTCAAACTTTGCAGGACGCCCAGCTTCGTGTTGACCATGCTGAAAGTGCCTTAGCTGTGATTGGAAAAGTCTCACTCGCGCAGCGTATAGGCGATAAAGTTCTTTTCCGCGCAGAAGTAGGCGACACAGCAATGATTGAGAAGATTCTGCGAAACTATGTGAACCACGTCAGCG